ATGCTTCCTAACGGTTTTTATGTTGTTCGATTCAGCACCCCGCGCGGCTCCGGGGCCGGCGTCCTCATGCTGACCGACGGCCAACTTCGTGGCGGGGATTCCGCCATCGTATACACCGGCACTTACTCCCAGAACGGAGATAAGTTCACGGCCGAGGTGTCTACCAATAGGCACACCGCAGGGCTACCCTCGGTGTTCGGCGTCGACGCGATCACAATTAGCCTTGTGGGCACATCCTCAGGCGCCGGGGCTTCCTGCACCGGAACGGCAGCGGGGGTGACTTTCAAAGCCGAAATAAGCCGCGTCGGCAACAACCCTTAGCCCCGGCGATCTATTTCAGCCCGTTAGCTTCGCCATGGCGGCATCGGCCGTTTTCTTGCGGCTGGCCGCCTTGGTGTAGCGTTCTACCTCTTCCAAGGTCTGGTGGCCCGTTATGGCCATGATCTCGTGCGGCGTTGCGCCAGCCTCAGCGAGCGCCGTCGAGGTGGCCTTGCGCACGCCGTGCGCCGAGCAGTGAGGCAGATTGGCTTGCCGGCACCAGTCCTTGAACTTGTTGCCGAACCCGTTCGCGGTGAACGGCTTACCGAATTCGGTAAGCAGGAAGGTCATGTTGCCGCTGACTTTCGCCGCCGCGATGCTCTCGGCGAGAGCCGGGTGCAACGGGATGTCGATGTCGATCGGGTTGCGATGCTCGTTCTTGGCTTGGCGAAAGCGCACCCGACCGTCGCGGATGTGCTGCCGACCGAGGCGCGGCGCGTCCTCGCGCCGACCCGTCGTATACCGCAGCAAATCGAGCGCGAGGCGCGCCTTCGTGCCGAGCGGGTGACGCTCGTAATACTGCTGAATTTCCTCATCGGTCCAAGTGTGATGTCCGTCCGATCGATACTTCAGCTTTTTGATCCCGATGGTCGGATTCACCGTCGTTTCCTCGGCCTCATTCGCCCAAGAGAACACCGCGCGCAAGGCCTTCACGACTTGATTTGCGGCGGCCGGCGTTGCTGCCTTCGCGTCGCGCATCCTGCGTACATGCCGGGGCTGCATCATCGCAACCGGCTTGGCGCCGTGCTCGCCGGCGATCTCGTCGAGCGCACGGCGCTGCCAATTGCGGGTGCTGATGTCCAAAGCTTTGTAAGCCGCGCTCGCGTAGTAGCGGATGCAGAGATAACGGAAGGATCCCTTTTTCGACTCGTCGGCCTGGCGCACCGGCGCCTCGGCCGCCGTCGCGATCGCCGCTTGATACTCTTCCATGAATTCCGGCGTGCCGGGGAGGGCGCGAATGCGGACCTTTCGCTTTCCTGGCGGCCGAACATAGCACCGCACATTGCCATGCCGGTCAACGTCCTCGCAAAGGTACTTGAGCCGCACGCGCATATCTTGAGCCGGATTCAATCCCATGGATTTTCCGCGCCATCGTCGACTGCGTCGAATGCGCAGTCAAGCTTCTTGCGATCCCAAACAAGCCGCCCCCTCATCCTCTTGGCTAGGGGCATTTCGCCATCGGCGACCATCTTGTCGAAGGTCGAAGGGCTGACGCCAATGTATTCAGCGGCTTGAACACGCGACAAGCCCCTCGGTGCGAGCGAGGCCGGCAACGCGCTCGCTCGTTTGTCGGCTCTTTCGACATTCGGCATAGCAAGACCAGGTTGTGGATGCAGGAATGCCCAAAACGACAAAACCGGCGCAGCATGCGCTGGCCGGTTTGTGTCGTCGGAGCTGGAAGTTGCGGGATCAGCACCGCCAGGCGCGGATCGAGACCCTGAGAGGAATGTTGCGGATCAGGCCAGGCTCTTCACCCGCAGCCTTGGGCCTACGCGGACTTTCGCAGGCCGGTGGTGATGCACCAGCTCCGGCCGAAGACCGCGGTTCGCTTGTTCCAACGGGCTGCTGCTCACCAACGATTTCCCGTGCCTGCGACATGACTTCCCCTCCGGTGTGATACGAAGAATCCGAAGCGCCCGCGGACGTGGCGCGCCGACAGAAACTCCTAGCGTTGCGTCGATCAACGGGCGATCTACGCGGATCGCACCATTCGCCTCGGCGTCCGCAAGCTCTGCAAAACATTGCGGGCGGTCACCGAGAGATTGGCCACTAGCATCATTGGGACAGCACCGCGAGCGATCGGGGCGCTCGACCTGTCAATGCGAACTGCCCGGAAGCCGCTCGCCATCCACGGGTCGACGTCGAACTCCAGGACGCAATCAGCAGCAAGTCCTTGCCCGTTCACTTCAGCGGCAACGATCTCGTCAATCTCCGACCTGCACTCTTCCACAATCGCGAAGGCCTCACGGATGCTCGGCCCCGCTCGAGACAACAGAATGGCAACCGCGATGCACACGACCTCGGCCGGAGTATAGTGCCAAGTGCGCCCGTCGCTCTTGCCGTACCCACCAAGCAGGCCGCAGGCGCGCCAATTCTGCAAGTCGCTCGGTTTGCAGGTGGGAGCTGCAGCAGCAGCGGCTTCTGGCGTGTGAAAACTGCGCCGTAGCATCGTCGACCCTCCGAATAGCTACAAATAGTTTTAGAGTGGAAGGGCAAAAAAAATGCGGCGCCCAACACGGCACCGCACGGTAGCTAAGACAAGACCCCACCGAACAATTCAGCGATGGCCGATGTCCCACAGATAGCCAGTCTACATCAGTCACGCAGACCATAGATCCAGTCCGTTCCCCATCACAAGGGAGGGTGGACAAAATCACCTCTAAGCCATTAATCGGTCGGGCGAATTTCCGCTTGGCAATCGAGAGCCTTGCATCGCCACGCGCGCGTGGTAGCGGAGCGGTTGCAGAATCTCACGCCAAACACCGCAGCGATGCCGGTGGTGCAAATCCATCAGCGTATCAGGATTGGACAGACCATAGAGCCCACCCGTTCCGCGTCGCAAGGGAGGGGGAAATGTTTTCGTGCAAGTCATTATCCCGGCGCAACAATCTCACTCTCTACGCCGGGTTTCACATGCCGCACAACGCGCGACTCGCGCATCTTCTGCTCAATCTTCGACAGCAACGGCGGCCCGGCCGCCTTGCGCTTCGGCGCCAGCGCCAGCGGCTTGACGAACCGCTTGCCGTCATCCAGCACCCGCGACGGCGCGACCTGCCCACTGATCCACGGGCGGCGCGCCAGCGGCGCCGCAACGACATCGAACTCGGCGAGCGAGAGTGCGCCGCGCACCATCTCCAGCGCGTCAAAGTAGGCGAGATATTGCGCCCGGTGTTCCGCGATTTCCACCGGCGACGGCTCACCCCAGGCCAGCACCGAGCGCGGCCACATCGCAAGATCATAGACGCCCTGCGTCATCGCCTTCCTGCCGCGATTGTCATTCGGCACAAGGTCGACGACATTGCCGGCCGCGTCGACGCCGCGCACCAGCGGACGCTCCCGGCGAGCGCCTCGGGCATCATAAAACGGCACCTGTACAGAACGCGGCGTCGGCTGGCTGAATTCCCAACTTGGCCGGGTGCCCATTGCCGCATGGGACAGCACCAGGCCGCGCGGGTTGAAGCGCATCGCGAGAACCGCATCGAGCGATGCGATCGCGGCGAGGTGGCCGAGCAGCCCGGCCACTTCCTGTCGATCATCAAAGTGCGCATGATGCGGCAGCGCCGCCAGCGCATCCTTCACCCGCAGCGCATCTTCATGCGGCGCGCCGGGGACGAAGCCGAATTGATCGACCTGCGCACGGCGCCCTGGCGACAGCGCCGCGGCAAGGTCGCGAGTCCGCGCCTGGTGTAACAGATGTGCCGGTGGCGTCGACACCGGGCGTCCCTTTGGCAGCTCTTCCCGCACGGCCCAGCGCACCAGCCATTCAACGTTGACCTTCCGCTTCATGCAACCAACCCCGATCACGATGACACAACGGGACAAATCCAGATGCTGACTCGGTTTCATCAAAGTTAAGGCGTCGAGTGGCCGCACCCGGCCGAGTCCAAGGGTCGGCGCGAGCGACGAAGGGAGAAACCCGCCGCGTGGCGGGTTTCTCAAAAGACCATCAGGCGCAGGCTGCCCGAATTCGGCTCTGCTCGTCTGCATCAAGCTGCGATTGTTCGAGCAGGTCGCGAGCGATCGACCAGGCAATCGCCGACCTTTTGTCGACGGGCGCGGCAGTGGTCTTGTCGAGGTCCCGATAGTCAGACATCCAGCATGCCATCGTGGCCTTGGCGTGGAAGTCGGCCGATGTTTTGGCCTTGAGGTGAATTGCGGTCTTGGCGAGGGCGTCGAGCTCAGCCGCCAATTCGTTCCCGTCCTGGTCAATCCGATCGATGCCCAGCGTTCGGCCAGCCCTCTCGATCGCGCGTTCCCACTCATCCCGCGCGGCAATCAATTCGTGTCGGCGTGCGCGCATCGCGCGAGTCATCGATCCAAGATCAGCCTCTTCCTCCAATTGGCCGATGGTTGTCGGCAATAGTGCTTTGCCAACCTTGTTGTCCTCGACCGGGTCAAGAGTAATTCCTGCGCGATCGAACAGCAGCGCATCGTCGGCTCTCATGATTATCTCGGCAGGGCACGCGGCGTTGGTCGCCTTGTCGAGCAACGACATGGCCTTCCAATAGCGCCGGGAGTTGCTCTCATATTGCCGAAACAGGGCCAGAAACCGCTCGCCGACTTCGGCCATGCTCGGCTTTGCAGAGCCGGCTCGAAATATCGATATCGGCGTCTCCGGCAATCTCGGTGCGATGGAGGGCGCAACACCAGATTCACGCATCGACTGGTTTGCATTCGATGAGGGGGAAAGAACGGCATTGTTTACTGAACGCATGGAACTGACCTTTTTGAACGGTTGCAGGTTTCCGCCCGCGCCGCGGGGAGCGGGCACGGCGGCAAGGTCATTTTGATCGCTTTTCATGGAAGTCTCTCGCTGATTCTGGCTTCTCACAGCCGTGCCCGGTGGCGGACCGGGCAGCCGGGGGGTGAGAACCTGTCAGCGAGACAGGTCGGCGGTTTTTAAGCTTGCGCTCTGGACATGACGCACCGCCCCCGGCATAGTTGCCAGGTCGGTCCGCCCGCCAAGGCGTCCCATTGCGCGTTAGAGCCCGCCAAGGCTCATCGCGCCTCGGCAGCTCTCAATGGCGCCAACCATGAGCTTGCCTATCGCTGATCCGGGTTCTCACACCCACGAGCAGAATCCCTGATTTTCCCGACTCGCGCAAGGCCGCCGGAGCGGCCCCTGCGCCTCCGGGTGCCGCGGGCGGCTTCACCTCAGTTCATGCGGATAGCCCAGGGCCAGCACCGGCAGTCCGAGCGTACCAGCACCGCCGCGGCGCGATCGACCAGCGCCGGCAGCGCCGGCACGGCGGTTTGCGCGGGCGCCGGGGTCAGCATGCGCGGCCTGCCTTGAGCGCGCTGGCGACGACGGTGTCCTTTGCCGGGCTCTCGCAGGTGCATTCCGGCCGGTGCTCATGGCAAATGCACGCCCGATGCAGGGACGGCGCCCCCGCGCGGGAATCCAGCCGCTCGGTCACATCCGCCTGCCCGAAGGCCTGCGGGTCGATCTGGTCTGCCTGGCGAGGCATACGGCTCCCCCTTCGGCCACGCGCAAAGGCGCTGGCCGTGTCCTGACGGCTGTGCTTCGGTCTTTTTTGTCCGAATTTGGCTTGATGTTCGGACAAAAACGTCCGATAGTGGGCGCGTCGAAAGGGAGCTTCCGATGGACAAGCGGGACCGTTTCATCGCCGAGCTGAAGCACGAAGCCCGCGCCAAAGGCCTTTCGTTTCGGGTGGAATACGGTCGCGGCAAGGGTGGCCACGCCATGGTCTACGTCGGCGACAAGCTCACCACGCTGCCGAGCCGCGAAATCGATCCCAAGACTGCCCGCAAGATCCGCAAGCAACTCGGCCTCGCATGACCAACCGGAGATCAACCCATGCAGACCTTCATTTACGGGGCTCAGTTCGAGCCTGGCGACAAGAGCGGCATCGTCGTGACCTTTCCCGACGTGCCGGAAGCGATCACCGAGGGAAAGGATATCGACGACGCGCGCGCGATGGCGGAAGATGCCCTTGGCCTCGCCCTGCTGTCGTACCCGGCGCGCGGGCTGCCGCTGCCGAAGCCGCGGGCTCACAGGCGCAAGTTGCAGCCGATCACGCCGGCGCCGGAGGTGACCGCGAAACTGGCGATCATCTCCGCGTTCGCGGCGGCCGCCATCTCCAAGTCCGAGCTGGCGCGGCGCCTCGGCAAGAACGAGAAGGAGGTTCGGCGGCTGCTCGATCCCAAACACCCCACCAAGCTGCAACCGCTGTCCGATGCGCTCCGCATCCTCGGCAAGCGACTGGTGATTGGCGTGGACGATCTGGCGGCATAGGCTCATTCGCCGCCTCCCGGCGCAGATCGCTGGCGCCGGCAGCGTGCGCCGGGCCGTGCTTACGAGATCATCTCGGCCGGCGGATCACGTGGCGGGCCCCGCTTCGGGACGTGCATCGCGGCCACTGGCCGCCACATCGCTCGGATCCGGAACGATTCGGCCGGTCGATGCATAGGCGCGTGTCAGGCCGAACGATTTGATGGTCTCTTCCTCGAGAGCAATCTGCAGGAGGTTGTCCTCCCAGTCGAAGCCCTGGTCGGCGCATTCCTTCTCCAGCGTTGAGGTGAAGCTGCCCATGCGCACGCCGGCAGCCTGGGCTTCCTTTTCCGGATCCACATAGCCGCGGGCGGGACCTATCACCTTGCACTGCAGGTAAGCGCCCGGCGCATCCCAGAATTCAGGGGCGCCTTCTGGCGCGTGAATATAGCCACGGTCGAAGGCTTCCTCCATCACGGCGTAGTAGACCGGCATCACCGCATAATCGACGAACTGACCAAGCTTGCGCTGCACGCTGCGCCACACCTCGTTGAGCGCGGCGCGCGCGCTGGAATAGTTGACCTTGCTCCAGTCCGCCGACATCTGCTCATAGGTCACACCGCGTGCGGCGGCGACCGATTGCAGAAATGCAGTCTGAAAGCGGTCGAACGCCAGGCTCTGGCGCGGCGATGAATTGATCTTGACTTCGGAGCCAGGCGGCAGCGTCGGGATACGAACGCCGTTGAGATGGACCGGGTTGCTCGCAAGATATGCGAGATGCTTGTCCATGTAGGTCATGGCGCCAGGCGTGAACGACTGCGTCACGTCCGAAATCGGCAGGTTCGAATAGACGAACGCGGCGAACAGCGCGTTGACGGTCGCGCTGGCGAGCTCGGTATCGGCGAACTTGCCGATCATGCGCAGGCGCGACAGCGCCGACACCAGCGGGCTGATGCCGCGCGACTGATCCTCGCGTTCGGCCTCGAACAGGTGCACGAACACCGGGCGCCCCCACGCAGTGCGCGCCGGAATCCGCGTCCACATCAGCGGCTCAACGATGCGAAACCAGTCCGACGGATGGCCGTTGCGTACGTGATAGCCCAGCGGCACGCCGTCCTTGTCGAAGTCGATGCCGCCGCGCAGCCGGACGGTGTCCGGCGCGCCCATTGGATTTGACAGCCGGTCGGGGTCGACCAGCCGCAGGCAGGTGGCATAACGGCCATAGCCCGTTTTCCAGCTCAGATAGCCCGTCGCCTCGTTGAGTGTGCACCAGGTCCGCGCCATCAGCCGGAACTGTCCGTTCATCGACAGCCGCCGCTGCGCGTCGTTGAGCTTGCGCGGATCATTGGCGAACAGCGCCCATTCGGACTTCATCGCCCGCGCGAGATCGCGGAGCGTCTTTCGATCGCGCGGCTTGCGCGGGTCGAGGCCCAGCGCATAAGCGTCGGGCTGCGGCGCGATCTGCAGTCCGGCGCCGACTAGCATGTCCACCAGCACGTTGGTGCTCGCCGCAGCATGCGGATCGTTGCGCACCACGTCGCGGGCGCGGGTGCCGGAGAGGATGCGCTCATAGAGCGTCTCTGACTCCCCCGATGTCGCCGGCGGACGCCACGCGAACGTCTCCTGCGACTGCAGCGACGCCGCCCGATAGGCAGTCGGATAGTTGCGCTCCCCATGCTCGCGGACATAGGTCGCGCGGATCGGCTGACCAGACGCGTCGAGAATACCTGTCATCGCGTCAACCCTTCCTCGTTCTTGTGCAGCAGGAGATGCGACTTCGATCATCTTGACGTTCCTTGGTTGGGTAGTGGTCGACAATGAAGCCTCCGGTGTTTTGGATTGGGCTAAGACCGCTTGGCCACGCAAGCGTAGCGGGATCGTTTGACGTGGGCCTGACTTAAGTCGGCGCGCCGCCAACTTCCGGCGCCCCTGGCCAACGTTGCGCCAGCGCGCTGAGCGCCTTGGCGATGTCTCTCCGCAGCCGGTTCTCGAGAGTCTTCAGGGCAATTCGCAAGCCGTGCGTTCCCTCGCGGGCGACCACAGCGGCGAGCGCGTCGGTTTCGTTCGGCAGCTGGCTCATGATTGCGACGATCGCGCCGCCTATCTCGTCGGTCGCGGCGCCGAGCTCTTCGACGCGAATCAGCTTGCCGATCTGCTCTTCCAGTTCCAGCCTCTTGCGCTCAGCTTCGTACCACGTGCGCCTGCGCAGCGCTTCGTCATAGGAATCTGGCGCCCGAGTCTCGGATTCGAGATCGGCTGGACGTTGATCCTTGGAAGGATCGCCAATCCGCTCGCGGATCTGATCATACTGGGCGACGTTGACCGCGCTGACGTAGCCGCGGGCGTCGCGTGTCACCTTGAGTCCCCGCTCAACCAGTTTCTTGACTTGAGTCGATACGGCCGCTTTTGACACGCCATCGCGCTGGGAGATCTCCGCAATCGTCATCATAACCGCGGACGGGGTGTTGAATTCATCAGACATTGTGTCTTCATCTCCGATTCTATCAGGGCAAACTTTTTGCCGGGATCTTCGCCCCCAAAATCGCGTCAAGTCGCCGATCGGGTGGCCGAGCGCGCGACGCACGGATGGGGCGCCTCCGCCCCCGCCAGCGATGGCCGCCGGCGCGCCGCATGAGCCCCCCGCAGGACCGCCGCATAACCTCAGTGAGTGTGAGGACAGCACGGGTCGCCATGCGCCAGCCATGGCCACGCGCGGCCGGCGCCGCGGAACGCAATGCGATGCCGCCCGCAAGCGCAGCGGAGGCCGCAGGCGCGCGTTTCGGTGCTTGGTCGCCAAACACAGGGCCCGCTCCAAAGAACGCGCCAGGCACGTCCGTACGCGACGCCGCGGCGCCATCGAGAGGACGGGGCGCCGGGGATGCGCAGCAGATGGACCGCCGGCGCCCTTGCGATGCGCGCTGGCGCGTCTTCGGATCGACGACGCTCTCTGACTGGGGTACTGTCTTCGCTCACCGGAGCAGCCCCCGAGCCGCTTCGCGCGCCTCTGCCGAAAGTGCCGCCGTCATGACCACCAAAGCCAACCGCGACGCCATCGAGGAAGCTCTCGAGGAAGCTCTCGAGGAAGCTCTTGAGGATGCGGGCATGGCGCGCATCGTCGACCGCTCCAGGGCCGACCTCGCGGCCGGCCGCGAGGTGCTGATCCCAATGGCGGTGGTCAAAATGCTGACCGACGGCGAGAACCCCGTCCGCGTGGTCCGTGAGTGGCGCCAGATTACCCCGGAAGCCCTGGCACGCGCCGTCGGCATCGGCCAGGTCGATCTGGCCGCTATCGAGGGCGGCAAGCGCGAGGCGCAAGCGGATCTGCAAGCGAAGCTCGCCGGGGCACTGGGTGTGCCGTCCGATGTGCTGAGCACCGATACTTAGATCTCTCCGCCTCCGGGCTCATCCAACATTTGAACCGAACGAATTGACATCGTTGACAGTAGAACCGCCGACGGACGACGAGCCGTCGCCGGAACCGCCGCGATCGTCGGTGCCAGCCGATCCCTGCGGCTGTCTCAGCTCGAGCTGAGTGGTGAAGCCGCCCTCGCGCGAAAGGTCGTGGCTATAGGTGTCGATGCGATAGACGCCGTCGACGCCAGGCCGCGCGCCGACCACGGCACAAGTACCATCGGCCTGGGCCGCCGGCTCGCCGATGATGGTCACCGTGCCGCTGCCGGCCTCACGCTCGGACTCCTGCTGGTTGCTGGTCGACGATCCGCCTGCCTCGTTGCCATCCGCCCGGGTGAACGGATGGGTATACGTGGCCAGCGCGCCGGTGATCTCGATGGCTTGGATCTGCTCCAGCCACTTGGCCTGTTTCGGATCGTACCAGCAGGCCCGCGACTGCGCGAAGCGCGTGCGCGATTCCGCCGGCGCGATGGCCCAGTCGATCAGGTTGTCGCCCCATGTCGCGGTGATCGCGCCTCCGCTATCGCCCGCGCCGAACAGCCCGGAATTGCGTGGCCACATGTAGGCGGTCGCACCGATGATCTTGAAGCCGGCGCCCACCTCGCGCGCGACGCGGGTGCCGAGCTGGATGAAGCTTTCCCGCGCCGCGGCCCAATAGGGCCGCTGGATCTGCGCGAGCGAAGGGTGCGTGGCGAAGCTCAAGCCGGCCCTGCCAGCGGCCTCCGACATGAAATCCTGTAGGCCCGCGTTGTCCTTGTGAAATTCGAGGTGCTCTTTCGCCTTGCCGCCAGTATCGAAGCTCTTGGCCGAGATCACCAGCGTGCGGCCCTCGCGGCTGCCGTGCGACTGCACCCTTTCCACCGTCCCGGTGAAGACGCTGGTGATCCCGCTCGACTGCCAGCCTAGTGCAATCGAAATGGCGTTGCCGCGCGACGGCATCAGGATCTGCCCGTCGACATCGGACAGCACCAGCTCGGCGGCATCAGCCACGCCCCCGGAACGGCCCTCGACGTTGAGATGCTGCAGAATTGGGTCGAATTTCTCAGAAACGTTGACCCCGCCAACGCTGATCTCAAAAATTGCACGATCCATTGAACACCTCTTCGTTAAGCGATGCCGATATCGGAATAGGATCCCTGCATGTAGCCGCGCAGTGAGCCGAGATGCTCGCGGGGGGCCTGCCCCGCTGGGGACCTGATCATCGGCGTAACATCGAACATCAGCGTCTTCATGATCGCGTCGACCGCCTTGCGAGTATCATCGACGGCGCCCTGCAGCCCAGGCAAAAGGCCGGCGCGAATCGCATCGCCGATCTGCACACCGGCATCATGGGCCATGGCAGCCTTCCCGCCGAACTGCTTGACGGCCTCATCGCCATAATCGGTGTTGAAGCCGCTGCCGGGCATTCCCGTTCCGCCATGACGAAAACCGCCCGGCGAGGCGAAGGTGTAGTCGGTGGTCGGCTTTGGCTTGCCTTGTCCCTCGGTGATCGCCCACAACATCCCGGCAAGCGGCGCAACGAAAGGCAGCATCTCCGCCCCGCCCCCGAGTGCGCCGCCAATCCACTTCGACTTGCCGCCCCTGACCGCGTCCGCCGCATTTCCGAGCAGGCTGCCGCCAGCAAGTTTCTCGGCAGCGCCGGTGAGGGCTGCGGCAGACGCATCGAGCGCCGCGGCGGATCCCTTCAGCCCAAAGCCGCCCATCAGGCCGGAAAGCAGGTTGTAGGTCAGCGCGGCGCCGCCGGCGGCCCCGCCAGCGATCGCGCCACCGCCGAGGATGGTGGCGGCTGTCGGGTGGTCTTTCTGAAAGGCCGCGAGCGCCTCGCCGAACGACCCGATCTGGGACGCGAGTCCGGACATGACCTGGGCGGCGGTCGACATTACCGGGCTGGTCAGGATGCCAGCGAAGCTCGACAGCGACTTGCCGAGCGAGTCCAGAGCAACGAACGGATCGCCCTGGTTGCCGCTGATCGCGTTGAAGCCCTGCGCCTTGCCGTAGAGTTCGGCATGGTTCTCGTAGCTCGGCCGCTGCTGCACCAGCTTGGCCACGACGTCGGCGGCGGTACCCTTCGGAAAAGTCCGCCGGATCTCGCCGATCTGCTCGTCGAGCGTGTGGAAACCGTGCGCCTCGAGCGCGGGCACGAGATATTGGTAGACCCACTTATCCGGATCCGACTGCGCCAGCTTGTAGCCCGCCACGTGGCGGCCGTGCTTCATTCCCTTGATCTCGCCGGTTTTGGTGGTCTCGAAATCCTCCTTGTTGGCGAGGCCGAGCGCGACGAACTCCTTTGCCGCAGAATGCTGGCTGCCCTGGAATCCGCCAACCACCTGCTTGATGAACTGGTCGACGCCGACCGCGCCGCCTGATCCCATTTCCTGCCCTAGCGACAGCGCCGTGGTGTTCAGGAAGCGATCGCTGAGCGTCGGGGCGGACGCGCGGAAGTACTTGGCCATCTCGTATTGCATCTCGGGGGTGATGGTCTTGCCCATCACCTGCTGGCCCTTGACGAACGCCTCGAGGTAGGCGGCGAAGCGCGCCGGATCTTGTGCGCGGCCGGTGACTTCGGCCCCCTTGATGCCGAACGCCAGGCCACCGGCCATCTCGCCGGTGCGGTCGATCGCATTCATGGCGGCGTTGGCCTTGATCACCGTCTCGAGCAGATGCGGCGTCTCGCTCGGATCGGTCAGAACCGAGCGCAGTTCCCTATAGCGCTCAAGGATGTTCGAAATCCCGACGTTGGGATATTTGGCGGCCAGTCCGACGCTCTGGCCATAGGCCGCGTCGATTTCGGCGGCGGGAATACCCGCCGCCCTCATCTTCACCCGTTCGGATTGAATCTCGGCGCCGGATTTGGCACCCACCTTTGTCCCCTGCAGCACGGGCGGACCGGCGAACGATGCCGCGGTGCCGACGGCCCGGCGCGTGCGGGCCCAAAAGCCGGCTTGCTCGGCGAGCCGCCGATGCTGGCGCGCCTGGGCGTCCTCCTGGCGCATGACGTTGCGGATCGCCGACACGGTGGCAGTTTCCCACGTGCGCACGCCCGCTGCTTGCGCTTTCGTCCAGTCGGCCGAATTCGCTGCCAGCTTCGACGCCGCCGCGTACTCGCGCCACGCCGCGCCGACCTTCTGGATTTGAGCTGCCGAAGCGCCGAAGCGCGTCAGCGATTGTCCCAGCCGATTGGAGAGGCCCTCGGCGGCGAGCGCCTTGACCTGCGCCTCGGCCTTCTTGATCGCCGCCGTCATCTTGGCGGCCGGCGACGACACGTCGTCGATCAGTTTGATTGTGAGCACGGAAGAAACGTTCGTCATGGGCGGTCGCCGTTCTCGATGTGGTGTGCGTTAACGAGTTCGCGAAGGAATTCGTCCCATGGCATCGCCATCAGCTCGTCCCGGCTCCATCCGACGAAGCGCCGGACGATTGATCGGTAGAACTGCCAGTGGAAAGGGCTGAATCTGGCGCCTGGACTCCACGGAACGCGAGGGGCAAAAAATCAAGACCGGCCTCCGTCAGTGCCGCCGCATCATCGGCATCAAGACTATTGAAGATCGCATCCGGAATGAGCTCGCCGGCATCATCGACGAAGATGGGAAACCGCACCTCAACGTTCGGATTGGTCTTCCGCGTCTCATCGATGTAGGCCATGAAGGCCGCGACATCGCCATGCGTCAGCCGCCGGAGGTTGACGTGATCGATGAGCTTGCCGTCGTGATCGATCGGCCATTGCAAATCGAACCGGCGCACGCGCTTGGCCTGGTCGATGAACGACAGCTTCGCGGTTTCGGTCACGCGAGTTGCTTCGTTTTCCCGCAGTTGAGTGGCGGTGGTCAACATGATGAATTCTCCGGTGTTGAATGTGGTGTTTAAACGATTTGAAGTGTATCAGCCCCGGACGGGACAGACGTGATCGGGGCGTTGTTAGTGGCGCGAAGCCTTCGGTTCCTTGCCGAGGCGCGCTAACTGTTTCGTTATCGCGGCGCGGAGCTTGGCGCCGTGATCGGTGCTGTCGGCCTCGCCCGCGGCAGGCGCAGCAGCGCCGAGCGCGGCGATGGCGTCGCTTGCCGGCAGCGCGGTCTTGAAGGCCAGGTGGCGGGCGAGCGCCTCGCGGCCCTTGGCTTCATTCGCATGCAGGATTGCCTTGACGCGCGCGGTGGCGGCGGCGCCGGCATCGGCCTCAGCCTTCGCCAGATCGGATTGCGTGATGCGCGCGGCAGGTACCGGTGTAGACTGTTGGCTCATGGCCACTCCCTTGGTTGGCCCGATGCGGGCCGTTGCAGACTGGCCAAGCACGCTTTCCAACGTCCCCACCTCATCGGCGAGGCCGGCGTTGACGGCATCCTGGCCCTTGAACACACGCGCCCGCGCACCGTACCGGCCGATAGGCGGCGGCCGATGGACACGGTCTCGATGAATTGGTCGTAGAAAGCCGATACCTCGGCCCGCAGATCCTCCCGCACGCCCTTGGGCAGCGGTTCGAACGGGTTGCCGTCGACCTTGTAGCTTTCGCGGCCCTCTTGGGGGGCCAGCGGCCGTTAGGTCGCTGCCGCTGCGCCGGCGGCGGTCAGCACGAAGACCGGTTCGAACTGCGTGTCGGCCGGCCGAATCCAGCCCTGGGCAACGGCATAGCCGTAGGCCGGCATGAGATCTTCGGGGGCGAACGTGTTGGCGCCGACGGTGCCGACGAAGGCGGAGCGCAAATCGGCGATATTGAACCTCGCGCCATTCGGCTGGTTGTTGATCGCGGCGGCAACTCTGATCAACTGTTGCGCGGACGCTTGCATGATCGGCGCCACGCCACCCGCCTCGGTGAAACCCGCCATCTCGAGGATGTACGACTGACAAAAGTTGCCGTCACTGAGGGCGCCGGCGCCGAAAATCTTGTTGCCTGGAGACAGCCAACCCGATGCGACGGCGGACGTGAGAGCGCTCGCCAGATCACTGACCTGGTACCCCATCGACAGGAACGTCGCCTGGACGATTCCGGGAAAATCAACGATGCGGGTGCCGGAGATTTTGAACGGATAGGCCCGGCCAGGGCGACCGCCCTCGGTAGCGACGATGATGGAAAGCAGATCTTGCTGTGGCGTGGTCATGTTCAACCTCGTTTGTTGGTTGGTGTTTCAAAATCTCGCGCGCCGTCTCAACCGCGCCGTGCAGCGGCCAGAACTCGGGCCTGATCGCGCGCGGCCTGGTGCGGCCTCATGCCGAAACGCCCGCTGGCGCGTAGCTGCCTCACGGCTTCGATCGGCCGCGCCGATCGCGATACGCCGATCTGCGCGACGCATTGCCTCGCTACAGCCTTGGCGAGGCCGAGCACGGCGCCGTCGTTCTCATCGGGCCGCAACTCTTCACCGATCTGCGCACGTTCAGCACTTGCCGCGAACAGCGCGCCAGGTCGGACGCGCCCAATCTCGTGTTGGACAGCCGCGGTCAAACCCTGTCCAATCGATCCACCGTATCGATCCATGTTGGTCATTTCCTTGCTCTGGAGCCCCGATCACTCATACGATTCGTTCGACGCGCGAGGCCCAGGTCCAGGGGTAAGAAACCCCGGGCCCTTCTCGGACGCGTTGCGTCCGAAACCATGTACGGTGCGCACGACTGAGCTCGGTGATGGTTCACCATCGGGCGGTTCATCGGCAAAGCCCGGGAGCGTGACGAATGTCGGCTGCTGTAGCATTTGGCGCTCGCCGGACGGCGCTCGCGCGGCGGCGATCTCGGCACGTCTTTGTTCGTCGCGCTGTGCCAGCGCCGACCGCACGGCGGCCGGATAGGCGGCGCGGCCAGGCACGCTTACGACGATCGGCTCGTCAAACCCGTACATAGGGAATAGCGATGTGAGCCATCGGGATAGCTCCCCGTGACCGGGGATATGCCGGATTGTCACGTAAGGAATCGAAATCTTCGCGTGGCCATCGGGCATCGCGCGGTTCAGATCTTCTCGTTCCATGTTCTCCTGATTGATCTCCGCGAGGATCGCAGCGACCGCGGCGCAGGCGCCCTTCAGACGCCGGAGCCTGTCGGCGTCCCGGGCCTCCTGATTGACGCGGAGTTCATCAGCGCGCGCGACAAGAGGGTCGATGATCTCGTCTCGCGCCGCACTTGTGAGTTCAGCGCTCAACACCTCGCGACGTTTTTCCGCGCGCTCCATGCGCAGTCGCTGGTTGTCGATCTCCTTCTCCACCTTCCGAATCGCTTCGTCGCTGCCGTCAAGCAGAAGTATTTCGCGGTGACCGTGGAGTTCATCCATCGCGGCCTCGGCATTGTCGCTTTCGACCTCCGCAGCCTTCAGCTCCTGCTGGATGACAACGGCAGATCGAGGCTTCGTCGAAATAGTCGGCTTCATTCTCACACTCTCCTTTGGTTGTGGATCCTCCGCGAATATCGGCAGCAATGCTTCTAATTGCTAGGCGAAAGGACGGACCACGGAAGGACCATGGTCCCGTGATGGTCCCCGCGATGGACTATTGAAGGGGCGATGCATCAACTGGATCGCCCGGGAAGCACCCCGCAGCGCGAGGTCGCGATCCCAGACCTTCCAAGCAAGCACGTCCGCAACGGCCAGCGGCGGCTCATTGCGCCGACGGTTGAGCGGTTGTCACGCGCATCGGGCGCCGACCAAGACCCCGGAGGATGGCGTGGCCGTCAGCGACGGCCCTCACAAATCGGGAGATGCTTTAAAGAACCGGTCGAATGTCTTTCCCGACCATTCCAACTTCTTGCCGTTTGGCTGTCGTGGCAACCCAAACCTCTCAGTGAGAGCCTGCTCGTTGCGGCTAATTATTTTCCGCAGCCTGGCGTATCTCTCTTTTTTGGTGCCGACGTTGAGCGACTCACCCGCGAGTGCGACGGCGGAACAGATCCACGCCGCCGTCGTCGAATGAGGGCGCCGAAGTTTTGTTTCGGGCGTCGTATCGACCTCGGCGGCGATTTCCGCCGGTGATTTGGCCGATGGAGTTATCGAAAGGTTCTGTTCTTGCGCATGGATTAGAGCGATCACACACTTGATCGCACGCCATGATCGCTCAAGCCCAAATTTCTCGACTACTTTTCGCGCCATCGCCTTCGACAGGCAGATGCCCGGATCGCCGCGATCCTCAGCGTGGGGGTCGAGCAGTAGACTGGCGTTTAGCGGCGTAGAATTGTACCGGTATCCGTCGACCAACTCACGTCGCGATAACATTGTTACTGCGCTCCCTCCCGCCTAGTGTTTCCGCACGCGTCAACCTGGGCCGCCGCGAATTCAGTGTGTCGCGCGCGCCGAATGGCGGGCGTTCGGCGCTTCCGACGCTTTGATGGCAGCCAGCAACGCCCTTAGCGAAGTGGCAATCGTGGTCAGCGCTTCGGCGAGCGCCGGGGCGTCGCTCGCGGCCTCCCGAGGCTCCGACGCGGGAGCCGAGAACACGAAGCCGGGCCCGTCCAAGTCCGCAATGATCTCCCTCACGCGTTCCGCGTCGATGCGCGGGACAGCGGACTTGGCAAACCTTGCAGAAAGCTCGGAGGCACGGAAGCGGGTGGCGTCCAGTGATCTCGAGGCATCAGCGATGGCTTTCGCTGTCGGATATTTCATGTCAGAAATCTCCGGTTCTTGGCGTGGTTGGATTCGGACCGACTCTAGATGCTGAGTCGGTTTCATCCGGGTAAAGCAGCGGGGATCCCTCGATACGAAGATCCTCCGCGCCGACACGCCGGGCGATTTCGCCAATGGTCATCATCACGACAGACGGGGTGTTAAGATCATCAGCTGTGATGTTAAGGGTGTTAACCCTGAAATTTCCCTATGCGACTGGAAAAATGCCGGACTGCGGCGGCGGCGCGATGGGTCGGGGTCGAGGAAGGACCCGTGGCCCAAGGTCGGCGTCGACGGATGGTCGGACCGCCGCGCGCTCTGCGATGCCGCCTAGATCACGCGAGCGAGCCGCGCCTCGACCGGAGCGCCTACATCGTGATCGTGCTGGACCGAGGGCGATCCTGATCAATGGACACCGGCGTCGAGGAACGTGATCGCTGACTTGCCCAAATCGGTCGCTTCCCAAACCCACAGCCCGGACACGAGCGGGTGACCGGCGCTCCCCCGCACCAGCTTGTGCCGAAAGAGATCATAGAGTTCCGGATCAGAGCGTTCGGTGGCGCTCATGTGGAACGGCGCGTCGCACAGGACGCGGAGGACGCGGCGCTGCTTGTCCGAAAGGGTCCGGAGATAGGCGATTTGATCCTTCGAAAGTCTGGGCATGATGGGTACTCGTTACTGGTCACTGGTGAGTCCTAGCAGTCCTAGGACTGCTGATTTGCTGGGACGCGAAAAACTCTGCAAAATCAGTGCGCTGCCCTAGATGTCCCAGAAGTCCAAGCATTTTCATAAATCAGGGGAAAATACCCAAACGTCCAAGCCGTCGCACACGCCGTTAAATTCTCCTACGCGCGCGAGTTACGTGGACTCCTGGGACATCTGGGACGGAGCCTTGAAGAACAACAACAATTCCCGTCCTAGCAGCCGGCCTGCACTAGGACTGCTGGGACAGAAGCCGAGGTCCTTAGACTGGAATTTCATCATCAAGCGAATTGTCGTCCGTCGGGTGCGCCGATTCTCGCTCGCCCTCTCCCGGCGCCGCGGGCCAATCGTCAACCACCTGGTTGAGAACGTGCGCAAAAGCGCGCCGGCAATCGACAAGCGGCGGCAATTCGTAGCTCCAAACCCGCCGGGAGACACCATGCTCGTCCGCCTCGGTCAGCCGGACACGACGAATGTCGGGTAGAAGTTTCGCTAATTTTTTTCCGAACTCGGCAGCGCTCCGCTTGCGCCCGACACCCATCTGGGCCGCCGATCGAACGTAATCGTCGTACCAGATCGACGCCGTGACCGACTCTGCCCAATCAGACGCTTCGTTCGTCAAGGTCCCGCACCACAGACGATTGTAGAGCCAGGACTCGATAGGATCGAGCGTCCGGAGCTTCTGCTCAAGAAGGGCGCGGGTTTTCGGAATGTGGCGCAGGTCGACCGTTGCGAGATCGAATGCCAGGAGATCGTGCAGGAGCCGCTCACGGCCGCCGTTGTTCAGTTCCTCATCCATCTCCGCGAAATAGCCTGCGTTTTGGGCGCATCGCGGATCCACGTCGAGTACGCAATAGCGACGCTCATCCTTTCCCGCAGGAACGACCCATTCCTCATTCGAGGTCATGATGATCCGGACGTAATTCCGCAGCTTGAACGGGTCGATGCCCTTCGATTCGATCATTTGGTGTTCCGACGTGATCAGACCCTTGAGGCGCCCCTCCGCGGCCTTATCGCCCGCCCAAACCGCCTCGTCCGCCTGCAGCAGAATGCACTTCGACATGTGCACGTTGAACTGGCCCGTAATGTAGCGCGCATCGTCGACTTGAAAGTAGTGCGCGGGAAAAAGCGATCCGATCACCTCGCCGAACTTCGACTTTCCAGTGCCCATTTTGCCGCACAGGACGATAGCGGTCCCAATGCGTTCGCGAGGGCGTTGAACCATGTGCGCGCACCAAGCGAACACGTAGTCGAACAGAGCCTTGTCGCTCCCGCAGATGTTGTTCAACAGGTGATCGCGGAAGACACCGTAAGTGCCCTGCGGAGACGGTTGGACGCCAAAACCGCTCCAAAAATTCAGATAGCCTGGCGTGCCCGTCGCGCCATCGGGGTTCGGAAAAAACTCGACGCCGACAAATTGCCGGCGCCGTCGATGGGCCATCCATGCGTTGGCCCAAGAGATGGTTTTGATCTTTCCGTCTGCTGCCGCAACCTCGGTCAGGCGGTTTCGAAACCACTGCTGGAAGGCTTCGATCGAGAGAATTCCGACGCGCTCATCGATCGATGCCACGGCGAGTTCGCGGACAATGACCGCTTTTCCGCCCATAAGCACAAGCGCAAATTGGCTATTGAGCTCGTCGACGTCAAACCCCATCGACCGCGGAGCATTCGTGCCGGTGGTACTATCCGCATCGGCGCCATCCGCATCGTCCCCGACACTGGAGCGCTCAAGTCGGCCGTCATCCTCCGCCGGAAGCTCAGAGGCGAGCGGAGGAGCAGAGCCTTCTATGGCGTCGGCGATGTCGGCGTAGCCGTCGGCGGCGAAGCCAGGCGCGTCTCCGACCTCAGGCATGCGGGATACGCTTCCGGCCGCCGGGGCGTCGGGTTCAGATTCGATGTGGTCGGGCAT